CGTCTAGTATTGCTCTTCGCATTTCTTATTGACTCCTTTCCTTTCTTAAAGATTGCAGCGACTTGATGTTTTTTCATGACTTTGGCACGCTGTTCTCCAACAGTCAAGATTTGTATTTTCCTTGCAAACGGTTTAGATATCTTTTTAACTTTTGCAACAGTCTTACGAGCGTCAGCAGGAGTCGCAAACTTAATTCCAACAGTATCTTTAGGATTCTCATCGGTGTACAATCTCCTACCTGAACCTTTTGGTTTTTTACCTGTGCCTTTTTTTGGATCCATCATTTCTCCTTAATATTTTTACATGTTCACGCCATGCCCATGAGTTGATTTTACCAGCCCATTTCATGATGAAGTGTAATGTATTATAAATATATTTATCTAACATTTCCATCTTCTGCGTGCCTGACGGATACGAGAATTTGGATCGTTACGAGTTTTTGCTGATGATCGTTTTAGTTGTCCTAGTGATCTAGCGCAGAAAGATTTTCTACGTTTAGCAGCTTTTGATCCAGGCTTCACTTTTCCTGTCACGGCTGTTTTTAGTTTAGAGCCGGGATTCATTCTTCTATAGGCTTTGACACCGGCTCGTGTCATACCTGCTCCAGACTTTGTAGGTCTGTAGTTCTTTTTATTTCTAGGTGGCATACCACCTTTAGCTAATTTAGGTCTTGTTGCAAAATCTGTTCTCACACCAAGCCTCCCATACTCATTGATTTTCTTTTTGGTGCAAACGTTGCAGCTCTAGATGGTTTAGGACCTGTGTTTGCTTTAGCTTGTTTTCTTGCGACGGCACCCGCACGTTGCCCTTTGCTCATCGCTCTTGCTTTTGCAATGGGCACGCATTTTGGATATTTTT